AATCGTTTTTCTCGCCGCGGCACTGGCGGCCTGTGCCACCCCGGCCGAGCTGGTGGGCAACGATGGCGACGCGCTCGTCCTCCGCGTCTACAGCCCCAACCCGATCTATTCCGCGGGGCTCATCGAGGGTGCCGACCTGCAATGCCCCGGCGGCTGGACCAAGGTCGGTAATTCCGTCGCTCGCCATGAAGGTCGTTATCGAATCGAGTGGCGCGTTCTCTGCCGCACCGACAATTAACCCGGCTTCGCCATCTTCACCGCCTCGCGCTCGATGCCTTCGCCGAGCACTCGGCCCATTTCCTCCAACGCCTCGCCGGCCTTGGCGTCCATCGCCGGGCGCATGAACGGATGCGCCGCCGAATGCACGGTCCCGAACTCGACCAGGTGAGCGATCGCGCTGGTCGGGCGTTCGAAGCCGATCAGCGCCACGCGCTCGTCGTCCGCCTTGCGCCGCCGCTCGACCTGCGCCTTGATGCTTTTCTGCAACGCACCGGTGCGCACCGGCACCAGGCGCTTCGCTTCGTCGACGATCGGCTTGGCGCCGGCAAGAACCGCCTTGTCGCCGACGCTGGACGCCACCACCGGCCCGAGATCCTTGAGCAGCCGCTCCATTTCAGCGGCGCCGTCGATGGTGAATTCAATCACGGCTTTGCCTCCGTCGCCTTGATCTGCTTTACCCGCTCGCCGAACACCGACAGGAACTTGCCGCGCACCAGGTCGGAATCGGTTCCATCGACGCGCGCCTCGTGCCATTGCGGTATGAAATCGGTCGGCTTGAACGGCGGCCTCTTCGGGTCGCGATGCACGTTGGCCAGCAACGCCATCAGTTGACCGTGGCGGATCCAGGCGGCGCGCTCGCCGAACGGGCGCCGGCTGCAATAGTGCATCCACTCCTCGATTTCGCCCAGCGTCAGGGAGTCCTCGAGATCGGCAACCGATCGCCCGAGAAAGCCGGCAAGGTCGAACAGGAACACCCGCCTGTCCGTCGGCCACCCGGCCGGCTCTAGGAGTTTCCCTCGGCGCTCGTGTAGCCGTTGGCGGCGAGAACGTCCTGGGCGAGCTTCTGGTAAATTGTCGTCGGAATGTCCGGCAACTCGCCCTCGCGGCCATCGGGCACCAGCGGGAAGTTGTCCTCGTCGACAACGCAAGCTGCGATCAGCGCGTCGATCATCGCGTCCTGGTCGATCTCGACCCCGCCGTCGTCCTTCCGCTTGGTGAACCGCGGGCGCAGGAGGCGCGCCTCGCGCTCGGTCAGCGGTGTGATGGGCGCCACCCTGGCGAGCAACGCCGCGATCGTCGCCGGGTCTTTCGCCGCCAAGGCCGCGTCCAGCCAGCCCTTAGCCGGCTTGCTCATTTTTTTCTTTGCCATCGGCTCAGACCACGGCGTGGGTCAGGTCGCCGGTTGGCTTCAGCGTGACGTCGAGCATCAGGTCGCCGTCGACCAGGATGTCGGTGACGATCCACTTCGTCACCTGGGCGTCGAAGGTGATCGTCTCCAGGTTCGTGCCAGCGTTGTTCTTGAGCGTCACCCGGAAGCTGCGGGCGTCTTCGGAGTCGCGATCCGTCTTCAACCCGATCTGCGCGGCGTCCGACGGGTCGTACTGGAACCGGCACTCGATTTCCTGGCCGTCCTTGATGTTCTTTTTCCACTCGCGAGACGTCGACGCAAGGTTCGTGATATCGCGGAGCGTCCGCGCCGCGCCGACCGGATTGATCGTCACCGGTTGGGTAATCACCGTATAGGCTTCGGGCGACGCGCCGTCGCCGCGGGCGATGGTTGCGCCTTTAGCAGAGATAACCGTCATGGTGTGGGGCTCCTCATTCCCAGGCCGTTGCCAAAGCGGCAGTTAGGGCGCCCGGCGCGAGCCGGGATCAGGTTTCGACGTGGGCGACAAAATAATCCTGAATGACGCGGTGGACGTTGACCACGTCGTCGAAGTCGTCGATCTCGTTTTCCAACGCAATGTCGGCGCTGATGGTGGTCAGCGTACCCTTGAAGCCGTTGAGCGACGCTCGCACCTCGGCGGCGAGCGCCTGCGCGGCGACATAGGTCTGGGCCCAGCACGAAAACGTGATGCGCGGCTTGGCTCGCCCGGCAGCGCCGGCAAGGTTGCCGACCCGCGCGCCGGACACCCGCTGGAACGTCAGCGCCGGATAGGTCGGGTCCTGCGGCAGCTTCTGCGGATAGATGCGCGACGCGGCGCTGGTGGCAGCGGCGATCAGGCGCGTGCGGAGCTCGGACTCGATGGTCATCGGCCTTCGCCATGCGGGCTACGGCGGGTCATGCGCTGGCCGCCGGGTTGTGGGCCTCGGCCGAGATCTCCATCCAGCCCTGGCGGCGATTGTCGGCGATGCCCTTGATCTCGTAGGTGCTGCTTTCGTCGACGATGCGCATTTCCTCGTCGACGCCGGCCAGCCAACGGATGCGGAAGGTCGCGGTGCGGACGGCCAGGTCTTGCTCGCTGGTGAAACGCTCCTGGCCGCGCACGTCGATGCGCTGCGCCTGCACGGTGGCGAAGGTCGCCCAAGTCTTGATCGGCTCGCCGGCGGCGTCCTGCGCGACGGTCGCCGATTCGATGGTGATCTGGCGATCCAGCTTGCCGCCTTGCATCAATCAAAATCCCAAATGCGATAGGGCGCCAGCAAAGCCTCGGAGCCGAACGGCATCGCGTTGACGCTTTGGCCGACGTTGACGTCCTCGCGGTGCTCGTATAGCTCGGCCACCAGCAGCTTGATCGCCGCCTTGATCGGCTTCGGCACGTTGAGCTGGTAGTCGGCGTCGGTCGGCGGGCTGGCGCTGGCGCCCGGCTCGTAGCCGCAAACGAAGCGCACCGTCACCGCGTCGATCTGTCCGCGCGTCGACGGCCACACCTCCTGATAGACCGGCACGATGCGGCCAGGCTCGGAGGCGGTGTCCACGGTGTAGAGCGCGCTGGAAAGCGTTTGCGTGTCGCCGTTGGTGTCGACGTAGGTGATCGAGGTCACCGACCGTAGCGGCGGCAGCGGCACAAGGATTGCGTCGCCGGCGAAGTAGGCGCCATGGTAACCCTGCTCGCTGGTCCGATGGCCGGGGAAGTAGTCGAGCTTCAAATCCCACGTCTGCTCGACCAGCGCGCGGCCCAGCCAGCCGTCGGCGCCGTCGATCCCGGCAACCGCCGCGTCGATCAGCGTCAGGATGTGGCCCTGGTCGGCCGGCGATTCCGGCGAGCCGGTCAGCGGCACCCGCAGGTGATCCCAGATCTCCGCCTCGGTGACGGGGAGCGCCGGCGGCGTGACGATGCGCGTCAAAGACATGCTTGCAAAGCCTCCCATGCTGTGCCGGCGGTGATCTCGTCCATCGACCAGCCGGTCCATGCCAGGTCGTGCGCCCAGGCGGCGCGATCGACACGGCACAGCGCCCCTTCCAGGCTGCGGCTTGCCACCGGCAGCGCCATCGAGCCGGCGTCCATGGCAACGACGGGCACGCCGGCCAGCACCGCCTCGACGCCGGCGGTCGAGTTGTAGGTGACGACCATCATGGCCCGCGCCAGGTCCTCGGCGAACGGCCGCGTCGACACCTCGGCCGACGGCGGGTGCCAGTTGCCGTCCCTCAATCGGACGCTCAGCGGGTGCGGCCGATAGACGACCGGGCGCCCGAAGATGGCGCCGGCGTCGCCGCAGACCCGCGTTGCCCAGGCGTGAAAATCGATGTTATAGATCGCCGCGTCGCCCGGCACCTGGCCGCAGACGACGACGCACTCGCCGCCCGATTTCCAGGGCTTCATCAGGTGCGCAAAGTGCTGGCGCCAGCGGGCGCCGCCGTCGGCCGTCTTCGGATACGTCGCCCGGCCGCCCAGGCCGCCCCAACCACACGACGTCCAGAACATGCGATCCTGCAGATGGCCGCGCTCCATGACCAGCAGCCGCTGCGCGGTCGCGTGAACCCGGTCCTGGCGGTAGCCCCACACGACGTTGATGTCCGCCGGCGTCGGCTCATTGAACCGCGCGAACTGGACCTCGATGCCGTGGCGCTCCATGCCGGCCTTCATTGCCGCACCGTGACTTTTCTGGTGGTCGGCGTGGTTGACGTGGATCACGGCGCGAATCATGCGGCCCTCATGGATAGAACCGATTGCATTTGCGGTTATTCTCGCTTCTGGTCAAGATCTGCAAATTGGCTCGCACGCGCCTTCCTTGGGTTTGCCTTTGCCCATGCCAGATTTTTAGCGCGATATTTTTCTGGGTTCGCCGCGTAGTACTTGCGGGCGTATGCAGCTTTCTGCGCCTTGGTTGTCATTTCAGTGCCGAAAGTATTTCGCCATAAATCTTACTGGGATGGTAGCGCTCGCGGACGATGCCGCCGAACATCGCCGCTCTAGCCGCCGCCAGGTCCGGGGTGATTTCCGCCAGCGCCCTCGGAGCATCGGCAACATCGGCAAAAGTGAAATACGATTCCGGCGGGAACCAGTCTGCGATCGGCGACGCCGTCAATTCAAGGAGCGCAGCGCCCGCCATGCCGGCTTCCAGGACGCGGCCCTTGATGTGGTGCGTTCTGGCCGACCCGGCGAACGACGTATTGAGGACGACGCGGCAGCGGCGCAGGAAATTGGCGTGGTCGGAATAGCCGTCGCCGACGGTCTGGCGCATCCTGACCTTGACCAACCCGGCGTCGACGAGCGGCAGCACGATCGCCCCGCGCACGCCGCGCCGCCCGAAGTTGCCGGAAAACCCGCAGGCGATGTCCCGTTCGGGCCCTGGACCGTCGAATGGCCTCGGGTCGACCGGCGTCACCGTCACCAGATCGACCGGGGCACCGGCGTGGCCGTCCAAGCCGACCTGCAGGTCGAAGCAGTCGTGGGCGCGGTAATCCTCGATCACCGGGTGCCACGGCTGGTCGCCGGCGTCGCAAACAAGATCAATCGTTGGGGCGATCGCGCGCAGCGCCTTGAACGTGTCGATAGACGGCAGCCCGCTCCCGGCGTGCGCGCCGATGTAGAAGATCACGTCCGGCTTCGCTTCCTTGGCGGCGGCGACGATCGCGGCGTCGCTGCGCGCGCCTTGGTATGGAAACTTGATCCGTACCGATGGCACGTCGTTCCAGCAGTCCCAGGCGCGCACCAGGCTGTCCGTGTCGTTCGTTTCCGTCGTCAAAAAAAGCGCGCGCATCATCGGCTCGCCGCCATCGCCAGCATGGCCCCGAACAGTTTTTGCGGGGAATAATGCTCCCGCACGAAGGCTTCCCTGATCCTGGCGCTGTCGGCGATCACGTCGTCGGGCAGCGTGCGGATCAGCGTTTCGGCCTCGGCGACGTCCCGGTACGGTAAATAGCAGTCGCGCGGCAGCCAGTGGCCGACGGGCGATTCCTGCGTTTCAAGCAGCGCGCAGCCGGCGAAGGCTGATTCGAACACCCGTTGCTTGACGTGGTGCACCAGCCCGGAGCCGGCGAACGACGTGTTGATGATCATCCGGCACTTGCGCATGAACGCGACGTGCGCCGGGTAGCTCAGCGAGCCGTCCGCGACCTCGCGCATGCGGAGCTCCACCAGCCCGTTGCCCACCAGCGGCATGATGATCTTGCCGCGCGGGTCCGTGCCGATGTGCGGCTGCAGGCAATCGACGCCGATGTTGCCCGAGAAGCCGCAGCGGATCGTTCGCTCCGGCGCTGGCCCGTTGAACGCTCGCGGATCGACCGGGGCCACCGTCGCCAGGTCAACCGGGGCACCGCGGGCGCCGTCGATCGTCACCTGCAGGTCGAAGCATCCTGCGGCGGCGTATTCCAGCAGCAGCGGATGCCACTCGATCTCGGCGCCGTCGAAACAGATGTGGATCGACGTGGCCAGGTCGCGCAGCTTCTTGAGCGCGTCGCGCGACGGCATGCCAATGGTGCTGATCGAGCCGATGTAGAAAACGACCTCGGGGTCCAGGTTATTGACGTC